ATCGAAATTACCACCACAAGAGATATTGCACGACAGATCCTTAGACATCGTAGCTTCAGCTTCCAAGAATTCAGTCAGCGATATGCTGACCCTACTAAAGACCTGTCGTTTGTATTGCGAGAAGCACGACTCCAAGACACAACAAATCGTCAAAATAGCATCAGTACAAATGATACAGAGTTACAAGCATGGTGGGATGCCAAACAAAAATTCATCGTTGAGCATAGCCGTATAATTTATCAAGAAGCCATCGAAAAAGGCATAGCGAAAGAACAGGCTCGCGCAGTATTACCAGAAGGGCTTACAGAAAGTCGTTTATATATGAATGGTACACTTCGTAGTTGGGTTCACTTTATAGAATTGCGTAGTGCCAATGGTACGCAACTAGAGCATCAAGAAGTTGCTATTGCATGTGCTCAAGTGATAGCTGAGATTTTTCCGCTAGCCACAGATCTTCTAACCAAATAAAATCATTTATCTTATTCAGTGCCTCCTTATTGGAGGCATTTTTTTCTCCGTATGCTCTGCCGGCGAGTGCGCCTAAATAGGCATAAAATCCATAAGGGGCTTCATCATTTAATTGACACCAAGCATCTAATCTCAACAACGATTCTGTATTATTAATCACTGCTAGTTTACAACATTCTCTAAATGCGCTACGCCACGTGCTGTAGGCATCTGTATTAAATGCTGTAATATTACTGGTTTCTTCTAGTGCTTTAAATTTTGAACTGATATTCATGGTCATATCTACAGTATTAATATCCATATCAATTGTCATTTGCTTTGGGAGTAACTTGACGCCGCCGTAGCCGTATTCTAATCCGTTTATAGGATTACGGCTACGCCATACATGCACAACATCAAGATCCCAGTCCGATACAACATAATTAAAGTTAAAAGTATCTAATATGATAGCATCTCCATCCACTACCCAAAACATTTTAGTAAATGATTTTTTAGCGGCGGCAATGTGTGCTTGGTGTATACCGGTTACGCCATTAACTCTTTTTGCTAGCGGGAATCGTTCTTTTAATTTGGCAAAGTTTTCATCTGCGTATGATTCGTTATAACTGATAAAAATTATATCATACATATTTTCGAATTATCCTTGGGGTATTATTATAAACCGATTTGAAAAATTTACTCCATTCGGAATCAGGATCTGCTATTTCTAATCCACATTCGTGTTTGAGAGTTTCTCCCAATCCCATAATTTCATAAGGTAGCATCTTATCGGTTATCGTACTATATTTCTCTTCCCATTGATTTGTTAAGTATTCAAAATCACGTACATTGGCATAATCCCAGTCTGTGCAATTGGTCAAATATGCGCCTTCTCTAGCACCATACATGCTCCATTCTCCGTTTTTGACATCGGCACCAATATTACACCAAATTAATAAACGTTGATAATTTTGCCACCAAACACTACGCAAATCTTTTACTTTTGCGCCTTGGTCTAATGACATCTTTACACCTTCACGGAAACCTGCTCTCCATGCTTGGAATGGTGTTTCATTAGTAAAGCTCTCACTATAGTTTTCATTAAACTGATAGTACTTATTGTCAAAACAAAACTCGACTAATCCTTTTTTATCATTGGGATCTGAATTTTCATGTGTGCGCATATTGTTAACAAATTTACGTGTCCACATTTTTAATCCACCGTTACCGTACATAAGTCCATTTACGTGAACTTTACCGCACCAACTAAACACGTGATCTGGAGTAAGTCCCAATTCATCTAAATCTACTTCCACTTCAAGAAATTTTGGATCAATAATATTATCAGCATCTACAGTAACAAAGTATTCTGTTTCACTTAATTTAGCGCAGGCTTTATGTGCGGCATCGCTGCCTTTAACTCCGTGTACACGTTTGGCCCACGGTGCTTTAGTTAATAAGTCGGCGTAATTTTTTTCAGCATTTGGTTCATCATAACTAAGGAAGATGATATCCTGTTCTATAATTTTAATCATTAATTTTTAACCCGCAAGATTCAAATGTTAATTTTGTTACTATGGAAATTTTAGAAATTTGAGATTCAATATCAAATACAAAAGGTACACGCTGTATATCTCGAGATATTAAATCTTGTCCTTTTATTACTATTGTCCTAATTAAGAAATTAAGATCGCTTTCTAAAACAACAAAAAACAATAAATTTTCATCAACTAGTGTCGACCTTACACGATCTTTTGCTTTAGATGATAAAGAAAAATCCCATGCTTTCTTTGAAAAATTCCACTCAACAATAAGTTCTGTTTTTTTATTTGGCTTGTTTGAGATCCACTCAAACATTGTATTTTTAAAAACGTATGCCTGATCTGTTTTAGGAATTATTGTTAGTATAGTTTGCCCATCATCTGTTTTTAAATGACCTACAACATAATCGGTAAATTTTTCTTTTCCTGACACTAATTTCTCATAAACATCATACGATATTTCTGTAGAATGTTTATACGTTTTAGTTTTTTCGTTAGTAATTGATAAAATTGAACCTGTAGGTTTATCATAGTATGCATAATAACAGGAAGGTTGTATTATTTTAGGAGGCATTGATTAACTCCTCTAACTTTTTTATAATATCATCCGTGATAAAATTTTTCTCTACATAATGAAATAGTTTATCTTGTTTGATATTTCCAACAATGAGTTCGCCTTTTTTATTAAGTAAAAATGGCACAGTATCTTGCCAGCTTGATGGAATTGGTTGCCACCCTTGTATTGGAGTTTTCATATGTATAAATTCCAAAGGACTTGTTTTATCAACTGCTTGATCTTGTAGTCCAGAAATTTCTATCGCAATAGCAGCCGCTAAGTCCATACTTAACCACTCTTGTGGATCCAACGGTGCAAATGTTCCTCTACAAAATTCCCAGTGAGTTATTACAAATTCAAGTATTTTATAGAATTCAAATGCCGCTTGATTCTTTTTAAAATAATGCAAACCAAAATAAGGATTAGTTAAATTATTAGATATAAATGTTTTTCTATGAAATGTATCAACTATTGTATCTAATTTATAATTTTTAACACGGCTACAAAATTTAATATCGTAATTACTACAATAGGACCACCATTCGGAAACATCTTCTAACAACAACATGTCAGTATCTAATACCATAGTTTCATCGTATGGCGTAACGTGATATATTTTCCAACGATTTTCAGCACGAAATCTACTGTCAGTATCTTCCCAAGGAATTGGAATGATTTGATCAAATAGAGCTTGATACTTTTTAGGGACTGTATCATTAGTAATTAATGATATCGATTTTTCCTGTTGGCTATGTTTAATACTCAATGCCAATGCGTATGCCTGTTGAATATAATCAACTGTTTTGGTATTTTGAGCAAGAATTATAAAACCTTTAGACACCTGTTCCCCCGTCAATACATCTACTTAGGCTCATTTTATTCATAACATGAATATCTATTCCGGACGACTTTGCTACTAAATATTCGCCTAGATGATCTTTCTTTTCTACTAAAAAATTCATATTTTTATCTTTTAGACTTATCAACACATCCTTATCTGTAATGTATGTCATAGACCCTGGGAGCTCTGTTGCAAATTCTCCATTTGTCTTGCCATTAAAAATATGAATTGCGATACTAAATGCAAAGTCATTTCTAAAAATATTAGATTCAATATTATATAAAATTCTAAAATAAGTCCAGTTTTCTTTTATATAAGCTATTAAATCAAAAAATGCACGGGTAATAGTATTTTTTTGAAATATAAAAACTGTTGCCCAGTAAAACGGAATACTATATTGATTTATTCTTTTAAATTCCGAATCATTGCGATTGGCTGCTAAATCAAAACTATTTTTATAAATTTGTAAATCATAATTATTGGATAATGCAGGTTTTAATATATCAGAATTTAAAATATAATCGCTATCTAAAACTAAGGTAGTATCGTACGGAGTTAAATCATATGCAGAATCTCGTAAAGTATTTTTCCATTCAAGTACTTTAGAGGACAGCGAGCCGTCATAAAAATGTTTTTTTTGCGAAGTATTTGCTGTATTAATTTCTATAATTTGATCAAATGGATGAGCGGGATAACTATTTAACACCCATTGTTTGCTGTCAGTAATTAACGAAACAGGTATATCTAAATATTTTTTAACTCGTATGGCTGAAAATACTGCTAACTTAGTATAGTCAATAGTAGAATTATTTTGAGCAAATATTATTGCGCCGGTTGTCATAACTCAATAATATCTGAAATTTTACGCTTACTTCGTAGTTCAGCATATTTGGCTGCATAGCTATTAGTAGATTCAAAATAAATTGAAGTTATATCATCAAAAAACTTTTGAACATCGGCTATAATTACAGGAAAATTATTTGTGTCTAAAAATGCTACATCTTCTGTATGTCCGATATCTAGCATTGTTTTAGTAAAGTTGATTAGGTCTGTAGTAATTTTAAAAGTTGCCCCGTTAATATAATAAACTAATGTTTGATTATATTCTTCTAAAATTATTTTTCGTTGATTTGACAAAGTAGCCATATAATTGGCTACAGCAAATGCTTTTTCGATTCTTTCATCCATAGATAACTCCGTAGTGTTTATATTACACTACAATAGTTATCTTGTCAAGTATTTAGGGGATTAAGGTCCTGAAGATAGGACTGCTGGTGCCGCTACTGATACGTTGGCGCCTGATGCTCGGTAGCCCTGTACCAAACTGATTAATGTACCAGAAACGTTCTCGTCTACGCCAAAGCCGCCAGGAGCAGATAAATCAGCAAATTGAATACTAAAAATAATGGCGGCGCCACCGGCCGCAGTATTAGCATAAATGTTATACTGATTCGGTGTATATGTAGGCTGTTCAGTAGACTTTCTAAATAGCAGTTGTTGACTACTGGTTAATTGAAAAAATCCAATTGCAGAAGAAGGTGTTCCGTTTGTTCCGCTATAGGTAGTACTATTATAATTCATAGTAATAGTTCCCATATTGGTTAACATAGTTTGCCACGAATTATTTTTTAAATTGCTCGCATCTGGTGTTAACGATGCACTAAATCTAATCTGGCCGCCTGAATTGAAAAAGAATCTAGCCGCGTCTGCTGATTGCCAAGTCAATGTTACTGTATTTGTAATAGTAGCATTCCACTGTGTACCTCGAGTAGCTGTAGAATATGTTTCTAATGTTGCCTGTCCCGCTGGTGGTGTGATTAGCTTATATGTTGTAATTGTATCGGCGTAAGTATTGTACGCAGATCTATCTGCTTCTGTAATTTTTACAGGAGTAACTCCTGTCATCGGAATGCTTCCAGTATTACCTGTACTTGTATTAACAACGTATGTTCCAATTCCACCGTTGCCTGTTCCTAATGTTGTAATCATTGTATTTGCAGGCACGCCAGAACCAGTAATTCTTGCCCCCACTAATACAGTTCCTGAGGAAACTGCTGATACAGATAATAGTGTTCCTACCAATGATGCTGTAAATACAGAAGTTGGCAGCGGATCTGTTAAATTACCGCGTTCATCTAAACCAGTTTGGTGTGTACGGGCATTTAATAAATCAGATCTTAAATTAGCCCATTGCAACCCAGAAATTACAGTGCGTGTACTAGGTACTTGAGAGCTTAAAACACTTTGCCCGTACCCGGTTGTACTAGAACCAGTGCCAAAAACGCTAGCAATTTTAGTTTGAATGTTATTGTAATCTAACGTTAATATCGATGTACCTTGGCCTGCCATTTTAATTTCCTTTTTGTAGAATATTTATTTTTATAGAACTACACATTCTACAAGTCCGATTCCTTGTTCTGAGTAATTTTCTAAGGCAACGCCAAATACAGAAGTACTAATATCATCTGGGGCTTGCGTTTTAGCAAGTCCGTCACCATAGGCAACCATTAAATCGCCTTTGGCAACTGGACCAAAACACTTAACTGGCACACGCCCT